TACTAATATTTTATTAGATGAGCTTGAAGGTGTTATGGCAACGCTAAGTCCTGTAAGGTCTGTATATCCACTTGTAACAGCTTGTGCAGTAGTAAATCTATCTTTCTTAATTGTTTGTTTTACTTGAAGAATAGCTCCTGGACCTCTTTTAGGAGCTGTCACTGCATTTGCAGCAATCATATCTGTATCTACTATTCCGTCTGGTAAACCTCCTACCGAGATTCCTGTTACTGTTCCTGATCCATTAATTGCAATAGGCATAATTTAAACCACCGTATAGACTGAGCCACTAGGTATAGTGAGCGTCACACCTGCGTTAATTGTAATCGGTCCAAAGCTACCAGCATTACAGGTGGCTCCAAATGTGGTACCGATTGTGTAGTTAGTTGTTATTGCTGTCCCATTCTCTATTATCACCTTATCAGATCCACCTCCAGTTGCTCCAGATGGTGCATCAACATAGGACAATACGCCAGCTCCATTTGTTGATAAGAGTTGGCCTGAAGACCCTGTTGCTGTTGGGAACTGTGCAACCTTTGTTCCATTAGCAACAATACCAATCTGTCCAGAACTTACTCTGAAGAAACCAGTGTCAGTGTCTTCGGTAAATGTGATAGAAGGAACTGAAGCTGTTCCATCAGGAAATGTTCCACCTGCATTTAAATAATCTGCACTAGCAAGTAACACCCCAAAGAATGATTCTCCAGAAGCTGGAGCAGAACTAAAAACTATATTTGTTCCTGATAGTTGAAATCCTGTTGTTCCAGTAGAATCTGGTTCCTGGACTACACCACCGACAGATATTATTAACTGAGTTTCGTACTTTGGAAAAGGAGTAGGTGCTGCACCTCCTACCTGTAGAGCAAAAGATGTAGTACTACCATTAAAACTACCTGATATATCATCTATAGTTTTGTAATCTACATTTGCCCTTATGTCATTTCCAATATATGGCATGACTGTTTAACTACAATATTCTTTTTCTGTTCTTATTTTACAGGGAGTAATCTTCTAGATTATGTATTAGGACCAGCTGTCGATGGTTGTGTTGGCCAGACAACATCATCAGGAGTTTTATCTTTATAAGTCTGAGGAATATCTCTTATAACTTGTCTATATGCAGCCCATTGAGCCTGATCTACAGTTGCTCCAGTTGTCATTGTCCAATCTGTATCTTTTAATATTTGATCTCTGGTAGCTCTGATGCTATCCCAAGTTAGTGTATCTTCAGCAGCTTTGGCTGTGTTTGTCTTTGCCCACTCAAGATATTCTTGATAATCTGCATTTGTTTCGTCTTTTGGAATACAAGCGTTATCATCAAGCCTTAAAATTATATCTATTGTTGTTAGTTGATAATCCATAATTTAAAGTTCTGCTGAAGCTGCGTAATGACAGGATGCGTGTTGATCACCATTATGAGCTAAATCAGCTGCCGACCTAAAACAAGAACTAAAACCAGACGTACCTATTTGACTTGCCACCGCTGTTCTATCTGCATTAACGCTATGATCAAAGTAAACATTACCTGAACTACCAGAATTAGGACTATAAATAGTAACTGTTGGTACTGCTCTCATTGTCATTTTAAATTGAGGCGAAATATCAATTCTATCAGCCCTTAAAGATTCACCTCTAACACTTCCGTCAAAAGTTGCTGTACCAGCGGCAGTGCCATGCGTATAACTTGTACTGTAATACCTCTGACATAAAGCAAGCTCCTGACCGAATGACCTATGCTCAAAATCTGTTGCCACGCTGCCTACTTCTAATTGAACTCCTGTAATTTCCCAAAAATTAGATGTTGCTTGAGCTAAATTTACATTTCCTACTGCTTTGTTAGCACTTGTATTAGAAGCCCAAGAAGTTGCTAATGTACCAGATGTAAAGTTAGTTCCAACAGATAAGTACCATCTTAATTGCAAAGAAAGATTAGTGTCATTATCAAATTTTCCTGTTGTATCAGCATCAAGTATTAGTGTTTTTTTCTCCCAAGTGCTTGCCGAACTAATTGTATATGATTTGCAAATATGTCTACTATTATCATTATCTAAGAGTTCAACATTATAAGTACCAGTTTTATTTGATTTTACATAAAAAGATAATGCGTATTGTTTTGCACTTGAAAATCCTTTATGAAATCCTTGCAAATCCTGACCTTCAAATCTATATTGACAAGCCTGTACACCAGCAGCATTTGATAAATTATTGGCATCACCATTTGCTGTTGTACAAGTAACTTTAAAGGCTTTCGAGAATCCAGCTAAATCTGTTACTGAACTTTGGTCTGTTGTCCATGTACCTGCTGCTGCAATAGCTAATTGAAATCTGTCAACAGTTGTATATCCTGACGATGTATTTCCAGTAACTTGAGTATCACGTTGAGCCACTTGCATAGCTCCGTTAATTATTAAATTTCTATTACCTAACTGTCCAAATCCTGAATTAAGATTCGAAGCTTTTACGTTTGTAGATAGCCTATCTGAACTTACTGTATTAAGAGCCATTTATTATACCTCCTTAAGTCTGTTCTAGGTAACTTACAGCTACATCCAAGGCAGTTGCTGTCCCTGATCTAATCCGCAGGACATCACTTGACTCCATAATTATTTTCGATCCACTTATTATTTCTAATGATGATCCTGCAGGAACTGGAGCGTTCCTTATTATATAAACATCATCTCCTGTGTTTGTTACTAAATAAACATCAACCTGAGCACTTGCTCCTGTTTTGTTTGAAACTAAGCAACTTAAAAGAACTAGAGTTGCCGAACCACCAGCTGTTACGACGTTGGTGTTGGTGCTACTAACAGCGTCTGTAACAACACTTGATTTTGTATCAATTTTAAAGGTGTTTGCCATATTAACTTAAAGCGAGTATGAGAGCGAGTTGGTCAGAAAAATCAGTAGTTCCATTTACAGTAATATTCCCGGTTATGTTTACATTGCCTGGAATTGTGACCACACCAGATGAATCTATTGTAAGCCTTGCAAATCCACCAGTTACTAATGATATTTGGTCGAGACCTGGACTGATTACTCCTGTATCAGGATCTCCTGCAAACTTTAGAGCACAGCTGGATAGTGATCCTATTGAAAAATTACAGTTACTTCCATCTTCTTTTAATAACGGAAAACCTCCAACCTGTGTTGCATCATGAATACAAACAGTCTTCTTCTCAGTATCTACAGTTACTTCACCTACTGCTCCTGTAAAAGCAGAATGCTGACCTGTTGTTCCTCTTCTAAATTGTACTTGGGTTGCCATAATACTATCCTAAAGCCACTGCTATTGCAGTAGCAAAACTTTCTGTGCTAATTGTTCCATCTGTATTTGGAACAGTCATAGTTCGGGTTGTACTGCCCGAAATTCCTGAACATTCAAATGCTAATTTTTTAGAAGCATCTGAATTATCTTTTACTCTGAAAACATTATCTGCAAACTCATTTACAGCACCTGCAGTAACCTGATTATCTACGTAAGCTGTTGTTGCTACTTTGGTTGAGTTATCACTCGCAGATTGAGTTGTTGCTGTTATACCATTAGCTAATGCTCCGGAAACTGTGTTGTTTCCTAAAACAATAGTTTTATTTGTTAATGTCTGAGATCCAGTGAGAGTTGCAACTGTTGCATCTATTGCAAAGGTGGCTGTATTACCTGTTGAGGTAGAAGCTATACCAGCTCCTCCAGCTAATGTTAAAGTTTCTGAATCAAGATCAATGGCAATTGAGTTACCATCATCAGTTGTTATATCTAAATCCTCAGCAGTAATCTGATTGACATAAGCCTGAGTTGCTATTGTTCCATTTGAATCTGGAACAGTTAATGTTCTTGTTGTGCTTGTAGATATTCCTGAGCACTCAAAAGCAAGTTGTTTTGTATTATCTGAATTATCTCTGACTCTAAAACCGTTATCGTTAGTTACAACAGCACTGGATGTTATAGAAGATAAACCAGTAATCGTCGTAGCACTACCGCCCAGGGCAATACCAGTAGAACCAACAGTAACAGAACTG